CAGTACCTCCTGAAGCTCCGAGCCGGGGAGAACCCTTGCAGGCCTCCGTGGTGGTCCTCTCGGTACCTTGAGTACGCAGAGAGGGTCGCCACCACGGCAACCTTCGAGAAGTTTCTCCAGCTGATCCAGGCCTGGAGGACGGCCCTCACGGCCCATGGCCGGTTGAAGACCGCGCCGTCCAGGAAGGACGTGGAGAAGTTCGAGAAGGCTGTAGGGTCGGCTCGCACCCTTACGGTGCCTCTCGCCTCGGGGAAGACAATCGAGGTGGATACCGAAGATTGGAGGTCCCGGTTTCCGTTCCGGGCCTTCTTCGGTGTTTCCCCTCGGTTCGTACTACCCGAGGTTCGGATCCAGAGAGAGGTGCACCCCAACAACCCGCTGTCCCTGAAGCTCACCACCGGGAAGGGGTACTACACCCCAGCCGGTGAGGAGTTATTCAGGGACGCCTGGTGGGTCATGCAGGACTTCATCCTGCACCCCCCCGGGACCGTGCCCGCCTACTGGCCGATGCTCCCGGTCCTGCCGGATTTCCGGCCCGGGCCAGGGCAGGTCAGGGCGCACGGGGCGGTACGTTGTCGGGTCCAACCGGATGGGAAGGCGAGGTTCTACTTCGCCCCCCCGCGCTGGCTGCAGTTCCTGTTGGACCCCTGGGCGAGGGAGTTGTACTCCCAGCTCAGGAAGATCCCTCAGGATTTTACCTACAACCAGGCGGAGGGAGCGGAGCGAGTTGCGGAGTGGTTGAGGTCGGGTAAGACCGTATGGTCCTTCGACCTCAGCTCCGCAACGGACCTCTTCCCCCTTCCGGTCACCCGCACGGTCCTCTGGTCTCTGTCGTCAGACAGGACCCGGCCGTGGGTGGACCTCTTCTGCTGGGTCTCGAGGCTTCCCGCTCGGGCGGCCTACCCCGGGGCCCGCTCAGAGGTGTTAAGGTGGCGATGCGGACAGCCCTTAGGGACTGTTCCGTCTTTCGCCGCCTTCGCCCTCAGTCACCACGCGGTGGTGAGGGCCCTCTGGGCTCGGCTAGGAGGCGATCCTAGGTCCGCCCCCTACTGTATAGTAGGGGACGACCTTGTGATCGCCGACCCGAGTTTGGCGGAGGCCTACCGAGAGTGCTCCGCCCTGTTAGGGCTGGAGATCTCGGAGCCGAAGTCACTCGCCGGGCGGCTTGGTGAGTTCGTGGGGAGGCTCATCGCCCCAGATGG